TATTTTAAAAGAAAGAACTGATACTGGTAGAATTTATCTTGTATTCATCGATAACGTTATGAATCAGGGCCCATTTGATCCAGAATATCATACAATCTATCAAAGTAACTTATGTTGCGAGATATTACTACCAACTAAGCCATTTAAACGATTAGATGACGATAGTGGTAGAATTTCATTATGCACACTTGGATCCATCAATTGGGGAGCATTTCGTAACCCAGAAGATATGCGCAGAGCCTGTCGTGTATTACAGCGTAGTCTGTGTAACATATTAGATTATCAGGATTTCTTAAGTATTCAAAGTAAGTTAAGCAATGATGAAATTCAACCATTGGGTGTGGGTATTACTAATCTCGCATATTGGCATGCCAAACGCAGTTTAAAATATGGCGAACCTGATAGTTTACAAGAAGTCAAGAGTTGGATGGAACATCAAGCATACTATCTTACAGAGGCAACTATTGATCTTGCCAAAGAACGTGGCAAATGTGTTGACAGTGATAAGACACGTTATGGTCAAGGAATATTTCCCTGGGAGTTGCGCAGTGAAGGTGTTAATGAATTAGCAGATTTTACACCAGAACTTGATTGGGAAACACTACGTGCTGACATGAAACAATATGGAGTACGTAACGCAACACTAATGGCAATCGCACCTGTTGAAAGTAGTAGCGTTGTGATTAATAGTACAAACGGTATTGAAATGCCAATGAGTTTAATTAGTGTTAAAGAAAGTAAAGCAGGTAGTTTAATACAAGTTGTACCAGAATACAATAAACTTAAAAACAAATATCAATTAATGTGGGATCAACGTGATTGTTTGCCCTACATTAAAACTTCTGCTGTATTAGCAGCATATGTTGATCAAAGCATTAGTACAAATACATTTTATAATCCAGCACATTATTCTGATAAAAAAGTACCAACAACATTGATTGCTAAGAATTTAATGTTAGCACATTACTTTGGTATCAAGACCTTTTATTATAGCCTCGTGAATAAGCAAGGATCTAAAGCAGAAGATTCAATTGTTACAAATGAAGTAAGTAGCCCTATTATATTAGAAGAACTTGAGGATGCTGATTGCGAAGCATGTAAGTTATGAAGATAGGTGTCTTTGGTGATAGTTTTGCTTGTAGTCACATAGAATCTGTAAATTTTGCGTGGTACATTCTTTTAGCAACAAAACTAGGAGGTACTGTCATTACAAAAGATCAAACTGGTCAAACGCATGGCATTGCCGGTATACCAACTTTTGTAAGTTATAAATTGTTTTTACATAATTATAAAAATTACGATTATGTAATTTTTTTATGTTGTGACCCTGCAAAATATACAAAACGTGTAAACATAATTACAGATGAAGAAAAAACTTCAAATTATGTTTCAGGATTTGGAAATATAGAATGGTATTTAAGATTTAAAAATTTAGATGAACAAACACGAGACACGTTTGAAAAATTAAAAATGTGGTATATGGTAAGTGATAATGATTTTATGGAAACTGCGCAAGACTTAATTTTACAAGATGTAAAATCACGTATGCATGATAAATGTATTATGTTGCCAGTAACAGAAGAATCTATGTCAAGTTCTATTAGACAAAAACTTAATATCAATAGTAAATGGAATTTATGGGACTTTCATAGAGTAATGTCAAAAAGTTTAGATTCTCCAATGGATTGTATATCTCCACCTAGATTTGAAGAAAATAGAAATCGTATTGCATGTCATTTAACAGAAGAGGCAAATAATGTTCTTGCTAATTCGTTATACGATTATATTACAAACAAAACAGAATTAACCTTGCCATCTTTTATACAGCACAATAACAAATTAGACTATTATTATACGGTAAATGACAAATGAACGAACAGCAACACAACTTTAATTTGGATTACTACTATGTTATATCTTAAAGATAACTTTTTACCAACTGAAACATTTAATTGGCTGAATGAGGCAGCAATTAGAAAAAATGAGTACGCATTAAATGTAGCAAAAAAAGGAAATTTTAAATCTGTAGCGAAATTCTACACACAAGATAAATCAGCGTGGGATTTATGTTATGCTGATTTACAAGGTAGCATGGTTACCCCAGCACATGGTATAGGTAAAAATATCATTGGGGTAATACAAAACATAAAAGATTTTTTAGGTGAGCAATTACAGAGCAGTGTGCCCAGACTTGAAACCGCATATTTAATGTATGGAAAAAATAGTTACACAGTTCCTAGACATATAGACAAAAATAAAACAAGTAGCGATTATCAAGAGTTATTTAATTATTATAAAGCATTTATATTTTGCCATAACACTTGGGAAGAAGACTGGGGAGGCAGACTTTGCTTTGACAGTAATAAATATTTGCCTAAACCTAATAGGTTAGTCATCTATAGTCTAAATGAATTTCATTGGGTTGAACCTATAACAGAAAAAGCAACTAATTTAAGAATGATATTTGGTGTAAGATTTGGAGCAGAAAAATGAGCGAACAACAATACAATTTAAAAACAAAAACAAATTATCTTAATCGTAAGATGTTTCTCGACCCAGAAGGTCCGGTTGTAATACAAAGGTTCGAAGAGGTCAAGTATAAAAAGATTGCGGACTTTGAAACGACCGCTCGTGGATTCTTTTGGGTACCAGAAGAAATTAGTTTGACAAAAGATAGCCAAGATTTCAAAGATGCAAGTGAAGTAGTTAAACATATTTTTACCAGCAACTTGCTAAGACAAACTGCATTAGATAGCATACAAGGTCGTGGCCCCAGTCAGATATTCACCCCAGTTATTAGTTTACCTGAACTTGAAGCACTAATGTACAACTGGAGTTTTTTTGAAACAAACATTCATAGTCGTAGTTATAGTCACATTATTCGTAACATTTATAATGTGCCAAAAGAAGTGTTTAACACCATTCACGATACAAAAGAAATTGTTGACATGGCTAGCAGTGTGGGCAAATACTATGATAATTTACATAAAGTAAACTGCGAAGTTGAATTAGAAGTACCAGTAAAAGAGCATCAGCATATCAAACATATTTGGCTAGCACTTAACGCAAGTTATGCGCTTGAGGCATTTCGTTTCATGGTTAGTTTTGCTACAAGTTTAGCAATGGTTGAAAATAGAATTTTCATGGGCAATGGCAATATCATTAGTTTAATTTTACAAGATGAACTATTACACAAAGAATGGACTGCTTGGATTATTAATCAAGTAGTAAAAGAAGACCCAAGATTTGCACAAGTAAAAGCAGAATGTGAAACAGAAGTATACAACATGTATATGGATGTTATTCGTGAAGAAAAAGAATGGGCAGATTATTTGTTTAAATTTGGTCCTGTTATTGGATTAAATGCACAAATATTAAAAGATTTTGTTGATTATACTGCTAATAACGCACTTAAAGAAATCGGTATTAAATCTCAACAACCCTCACCAAAGACAACACCGATTCCATGGTTCAATAAACACAGCAATACCTCAAGCAAACAAACCGCACTGCAAGAAAGCGAAAGCACAAGTTATGTTATTGGTGTAATGGGCGACACAATAAATTATGATGAGTTGCCTGAACTATAATTAGTATAACGAGGAGAAAAAATGAAAGCACTAGTATGGAGCAAGGAGATGTGTCCTTATTGCGAAAGAGCAAAGGCACTACTCAAGCAAAAAGGTATTGAGTTTGAAGAACGTGTTATTGGTAAAGGTTGGACTAAAGAGCAGTTAGTTGAAGCCATTCCAAACGCACGTACAGTGCCACAAATATATTTAGATGAAGAATATATTGGTGGGTTTACAGAATTAAAAGCAAAATTTGACAAGGAAAGCGCAGCATGAATTATGTAGTAGATGAGATTTATTCGTTTAAATTAAACAGCGGTGAAGAATTAGTAGCAAAAGTTGTTAGTGTTGATGGTAATACTATCACTATTAACGACCCAGTAAGCATTGCCCCAACACAACAAGGCATGGGATTAGTCCCAAGTATGTTTACTTCAGAACAGCATGGAAATGTGCAACTAAATACTAATAGTGTCGCATTAAGTGGAAACACTGATGAGTCAGTAAAGTCCAAGTACATTCAAGCCACAACAGGGTTGACTGTACCTGATAAAAAAGTAATTATGGGATAATTAATGCCGGGATTAAGTCGCAAGGGTGATAAAAATACAACAGGTGGTGCAATACAGTTAGGCGCTGATACCGTTTTCTGTAATAACATTGCTGTTGGTTTGCATGGCCCTAGCGAATTAACCCCGCATGACCCATCAAGTGATAGTTCACATAAACAAGCAAAAACTACTGAAGGAAGCCCCTCAGTATTTGCTGAGGGTAAGCCTGTACTAAGAATAGGAAGTGCCAATACATGTGGACATAAAATTAAAGACGGCAGTGAGGACGTTTTTGTAGAATGAGCGATTCAGTAACACAAAGTCCATTAGGAGTGAATGTTGTAAGTTCATTATTGCAAGATAATGGATTTTACATCAACCCCACTGCACAAAGTTATATGGGTGTAAGTAGCAACAACGCAAGTTACACACCAGGTAGTTTAGTCAATAATACTTGTTTAAACTTATTAACATATGCCATTCAAAAGGCTTGGCAAAATTGTCAGCCAAACGGTGGAACACAGTTAAGTAACACCACATATGATAATCTAATAAGCATAGGTGCGCAGGCTATTCCCGCATTGGGCAATAGTGTGCCACCTACATATATTGTAGATGACCCTAGTGGAGAATGGACTGGACAAGCCAATACTGGTCTAGCAATATCAGGCGATACCGATCACGGACAAGATGCAAGTTGGCTACCATATCTACATACAAACCCAAATGTCAGCGTAACACAATGGGGTTTTATAAGATTACTTGCGTTACAAGCATATAACGAATTTTATTATAACGCAGCAACAGATGGTACAAACGTTACAGCAAGTGCACCATCATACAAAGATTTTACAACAAGTTTTTTAACGGTTGATAATTTTGTTAATTATGGTAATAAAACCATAACAGCAATTTATAATTCTCAAAATTTTCAAAAGGGTACATTTAGTAACCAAAACGATTTAATTTCAGGTGAATTAACTAGCGTAAGTTTATCATTACAAGATTTTGGGCAAGATTTAATTAATTTAGGCAAAGCACTTAATATTAATCAAATTAGTAAATTTGGATTGCCCTCAACGTTATTGCAATTATTAAAACAAAATAATACAGTAACGCAAAATTTAAACATAGCAATGTTGGCTGCAGGATTAACTGTAAACGATATTACAAGTATTAGCGCAGGCGCTACTGCTACCACAGATCAAGAACAAAAATTATATAGTGCATATTTGATTATTCAACAGGGCGCATTAACAGAAATATTAAAAGCATTAAGTTGTAAAACATCTGGATTAACTAGTCTTGCAGATTTGCTTAATGTTAAAAAATTATTTCCAATAAGTTATACAACATTAACAGTTCCAATTTACAACACAACTCCAGGCCCAACTAATAGTAAAACATATTATCTGTTGTTTATTGAACAACAGTTAAACCCACAGTTAATTGCACCTGCTGTGGTAGCACAAGTGCCACCTGTTGTACCTCCTGCACCTCCAGCAGTATCAACACCAGTTATTATTCCTTCTGTTCCAGTTACTCAGGCAGCAGCAGGAGCGGTCAATGCAGGTGTAGGACCTGTAAGATTAGGTTATATTAATCCAACGGCTTCAAACTAATATGTCAAACGCATTAAATTTTCAAATACCTGTAGGCGGATTTGGTAGTTATCTACAAGGTATATTGCCCGATGATCAGGCTGTATTAGCAGGAGCATTTGCCACGGCAATGCAACAAATAAACAATGTAAGTCAAGTTGATTTACAAAAGTTTGCACAAGTTGTATTTTCAGGCGAAACAACAATAGGATTGCCATTAATAGGTGGCACAGATGTACCAACTGATGTTACAAACGCAGCAGCAGCCTTAGGTAAAGTTGCATTAGGCATGGGACCATATGGTACATATACCAATAGCAATTTCTTTGGTGCAATGAGTGGTCTTCCATATCCACTACAACAAATACAACAGGGTATACAGCAATTACAAACTGTTAAACTTGAAAACATTTATAATCAACTATATTTGGCAGTAAGTTGGACACAAGCCACAGCCACCGCAACAGTAACATTGTCGGGCGGCAATTATAGTCTTACAGGATTTACTATTACAAACCCAGGTGGTGGATATGGCAGAGGTTCTGCAAGTGCACCAACTGTAACTGTAACCGGCGGCAATGGATTTAACGCCACTGCTACTGCTATTATAGGAACTGATGCAACTAATTTAACTACGTTTGGGCAAGTAATAGGATTTACTATTACTAATGCGGGCACACAAACAGGTAATCCGGGCACAACAACTGTACAAATACAAGCACCACCAACAGCAACATTGCCTGTTAACACTAATGGTTCAATTGCGACTGGTGGAACTAACACAACATATGGAACAAATGGTTGGTCAGGTTATGGCGCAGGCATGGACGCTGTAGTGCAGGCATATATCACTCAAGCAAATACTGAAATCATTGCAATATCAACGTCAAGCCCAAGTAATTTTCAAGCCGCAAATGCATTGAACGCAAACTATAATAGTGTTGGAACAGCATTAAAACAAGAACAACGTGCAAGATATATTGCAATTCCACCAGTGCCAATTCCATATAATCAGTTTTTAAATTTATATCCAACTGCGTTATATGTGTTTACTGATAGTTTAAGTACCTTTGCAACTGAAACCGCACCACACATGGCAGCGCAAACACTTGAAAACATAAGTGATTTAACATTAACTGGTGGACAAAGTATAGTTGGTGCTATGCGTCAGCAACGCAATCAAAATAGATTACAACAAGTTGGTATACCATTGACTAATAATATACCAAATAAATTAACTAATAAACAACAAACAGCATTAGCATTAAATGGAACATTGCCTAATGCTGTCGATGGCATACCAACGCAAAACAATACACAATATACGTTGCCAAGTTATCCAAATCAGCCAAGCACGCCAACACCAATTGCGGCTTACAATAATGGAATAGTAGATTCCAGTGGCAATGTTCCAGGAAATGTTTTGCCTTTATTAAATGTAACAGGCACAGCACTGTTACCAATTACACCAATACCAACAACTACCCCATTGCCTGTAGTGAATGGTATTCCCGCAGGAAATACTGTACCTATAAATTTAAATACAGCACTTACATCAAGTACATTATCACCTGTGAGTTATAACACCACGGATGCAGTTAATCACGTAGTCACATGTAATTGTGATTGTTGGTTAACCTAACTCCCAAAACAGTTTTAATTTTATCATTT